GTCATACCCCATCTGGGCAAGATCACTGATGACCAGTGCAGCTCCTCGTCCCATAAGCATTGGTGAGTTTTCCACGAACACGAGTCTAGGTCGTACTTCGCCGACAATTCGTGCCATTTCGCGCCACATGCCTGACCTAGCTCCGTCAATTCCTGCGCCTCGTCCAGCACTGGATATGTCTTGGCAAGGAAATCCTCCCGATACCACATCAACAAGTCCTCGCCACGGCTTTCCGTCAAAGGTTTGAACGTCATCCCAAATCGGGAAAGGCGGGAGAATTTTGTCATTTTGTCGGGCGACAAGTACGCAAGCTGGGTAAGGTTCCCACTCAACTGCGCAGACTGTTTTCCATCCGAGTAGATGTCCTCCGAGAATTCCTCCTCCAGCTCCTGCGAACAATGCCATTTCTCGTATAGTGCCTGGCTGATTATCCATCCCATCACCTATCCTCACAAAAATACCAGCATAAACATCCCAGCACACAGGATGCAGGTCAGAACAGCACAAAGCAGGTCAATCTTGTGAGCGCGGTTCATTGTTTTTCACTCCTGATCGCTTCATTAACGGCTGCTTCAAGTGCATCAACTACAAACTGGTTTTTTGTGGTGCGTTTGATATGCGCAGCCTCAGCAAGACGCTTTCTTAGCCCATCAGATATTCTAAATGTTGTCGGGTATCTTTCCTGATCGTGTGTGTGTTGCATGACTACCTCGGGTTATTTAATAAAAATGCCGGAATCAGTAATGTAGCACACAAAGCAAGCAAAGCAAGCAAATATTTTAAAGGGTAGACTCAAAAGCCAGATTAGTAGATACTTGAGAAGCCAGCTTTATCCGACTGGTGGGCTGTTTGTGTGTCAGCTCCTATTAGCCTCGTGAACATGCCGAGGCTTTTTTTAAACTCTAGCGAGGCAAGCATCATGCCAATGAAAAAGGGTTACGGTAAGAAAACGGTCAGCAAGAACATCAAGACAGAGATGGCCGCTGGCAAGCCACAGAAGCAGGCAGTAGCAATAGCCCTGAGCGTGGCAAAGAAGTCCAAGCCAAAAGCAGCGCGGTACGAGTAATGCCAGCAGGAAGACCTAGCAAATACACTGATGACATCTTGGTAAAGGCACAAGCCTATGTTGACGGTGGTTACCTACAGTGTGGTGATGTCATACCGCAAATGGCAGGGCTTGCCATTGAGTTAAAAATAACCAGAGAGACCGTGCATGACTGGGCAAACGACCCATCAAAGCCTGAATTTTCTTACATCGTTGCACAATGTCTCAGGGCGCAGGAAAGAAAACTGCTCAATGGCAGCTTAACTGGTGACCTAAACCCAACAATTGCCAAGCTGATACTGACCAAGCATGGTTACTCAGAGCGTATCCAGCAAGAGCTAACAGGCGCAGACGGTGGATCAATTAAAACCGAGTGGACAGTGAGGGTTGTCGATGCCAGAAGTGACGCTTCCTCGTAAGCTACTACCTCTGATCAACAAACCTAAGCGGTTCAAGATTCTCATAGGTGGAAGAGGCTCAGGCAAAAGCCAATCGGTTGGCGACATCTGTTTGATGGATGCCCAGACCAGAGGCATCAAGACAGCTTGCTTCCGTGAATACCAGATGACCATTGATGACTCGGTACTCTCACTGCTAACAGGAGAGATACAGAGGCTGGAGTTAAACGGTTTCACTGTACAGTCAAACGCCATCTTGCATAACAACCAAGACGCATTTAAGTTTCGAGGTCTGGCAAGGAACCCAGAGGGCATCAAGTCGATGCATGGGTTTAAACGATTCTGGGTAGAAGAGGCACAGACAATCTCTGCTGACTCGCTTAAGGCTTTGACACCAACGCTGCGCTCAGATGATTCTGAAATCTGGATGACAGCAAACCCAAGATCAATTGCTGACCCATTCAGCCAACGGTTTATCAAGCCGTTCGAGAAAGAGCTTAGGTCTAACCATTACTATGAGGATGATCTACACATGATCATCTGGATTAACTACAACGACAATCCATTCTTCCCAGCAGTGCTTGAGCAAGAGAGAGCATACGACCAGGCTAACCTAACGACAGCTTTATACAGGCACATCTGGCTCGGTGAGTTTTACGATGAGGTTGAGGACACCATCATTCCAGTGGATTGGTTTGAGTCGGCCATCGACTCCCACATCAAGTTGGGCTGGAAGGCAGAGGGCGCAGTTATTGCCAGTCACGATCCCAGTGACACTGGTGGCGACTCTAAGGGCTATGCGGTCAGACATGGTAACGTAGTACTCAATGTCAGCGAGATGGTCACAGGCGAGTCAGCAGAGGGCATGGACTGGGCTTTAGACCTCGCACTGCGCGACAGGGCTGATTACTTTGTCTGGGACTGTGATGGATTAGGTGTATCGCTCAAACGACAGGTTGATGCCGCACTGGAAAACAAAAAGATAGATTACGTCATGTACAAGGGATCAGAGTCACCAGAGGACGCTGACCAACCGTATTCAGATGGTGGTAGCCAGAGAGCCAAGAGCAACCGCGAGACCTTTGCCAACAAACGCGCACAGTACTACTGGAGGCTGCGAGACAGGTTTGAGGCAACGCACAGGGCTGTCAGCAAGGGTGAGTACATCAATCCAGATGAGATGATCTCACTGTCATCGAGTATTGAAAAACTCGACCAGCTACGCTCAGAAGTGTGTCGGATACCGCTAAAACGTACAAATACTGGTAAGATACAGATCATGAGCAAGATTGAGATGGCTAAGAAGCCATACGAGATACCGTCTCCTAACATGGGTGATGCGCTAATGATGTCGATGTTTAGACCTAAACCAAAGCTGGAAGCGGTCAAGCAGATCAAATTTAAAGGGTGGGCATGATGGCATATACAACTGATGAAAATGGCGAATACCTGGTTGACTACACCAGCCACCAGACAATTCTAAACCTGATGACAGCAGCTCAGGAGGCTGATCACGATAACCGTGAGAAGGCCAGAGAAGCGCATCTGTTCTGCGATAAGCGTGACGGACAGTGGGAACCCTACTGGTGGACGAACAATGTCGGCAAGCCAAGGTATACGTTCGACATGGTCAACCCTATTGTCGATCAGGTGACTGCTGAGATCGAGCAGGCAGACTTTGACATCAAGGTCAGCCCGATGTCTGGACCGGCATCCAAAGACACTGCCATGATCATTGACGGCTTGGTGCGTAACATTGAGGCCATGAGTCGAGCCAAGGACATCTACATCAACGCTGGCCGTGGCATGGCTACTGCTGGCTACGATGGATGGATGATCTCTCACAAGTACGCTGACCCGCAGTCTTTTGATCAGGACTTGGTGATCGAGCCAATTGCCAACTTTATCGACAGGGTCTGGTTTGATCCAGCGTCATACCTACAAGATAAGTCAGACGCTCAGTACGCTTTCCTGCTTCATGCTATGTCAACGCAGGAGTACATCAAGAGATACCCAGAAGGCTCACAGGCATCTGTCTCAATTGACAGAGAGGGTGACGCTTATTACGACAAGGGTCAGGTCATTGTAGTGGGTCAGTTGTTTTACGTTGAGCAGGAGGCATCTGAGCTGGTGCTAATGAGCAACGGCGCTGTTTACTCTATTGATGATGACTTTGAGAAGATTAAAGATGAAATGGCGGCAATGGGCATCGAAGAGGTGCGAAGACGCAAGGCGTTCAGAACCAAGGTCTGCTCACGGTTCTTTGACCAAACCGATTGGCTGGAAGAGAAGCAGGATACGATCTTTGACCGAGTGCCGATTATCCCTGTCTACGGTAACTTCAAGATTGTCGAGAACAAGACCATATACTGGGGTGTGGTTGAGAAGTTGCTAGACCCGCAACGTGTCCTGAACTACTCGCTGTCCAGAGAGATTGAGGAGGGCGCACTAGCACCAAGAGCCAAGTATTGGATGACGCTGACACAGGCGGCAGGCCATGAGGACACACTGGCTACACTGAACACCAACTCAGACCCAGTGCAGTTCTACAACCCTGATCCAGAGAATCCTGGCGCACCACAGCAACAGGGCGGGGCGCAGGTTAACCCAGGGCTGAGAACCATATCCGAGTCAATGCGTCAGATCATTGGTCAGACTGCTGGAATGTTTGCTGCCAGTATGGGCGATAACCCTGGCCTACAATCAGGCGTGGCAATTGAGCGTCTACAGACCAAGGGCGACAACGGCACGATTAAATACTTCAGGGCTTTGGAGGCCGCTATTGCGTCCACTGGCGACATTCTGGTTAAGGCAATACCCAAGGTCTATGACGCTCAGAGAACGGTCAGGCTGCTCTACGAGGACGGCTCAACAGAGATGAAGGTGCTGAACGAGCCAGTCATTGATAACCAGACTGGGGACATCGTTACCATCAACGATCTGACAAAGGGGCAGTACAGTGTTACCTGTCGAGCTGGCCCAAGTTTCAGGAACAGGCAGCAGGAAACCATTGAGACCATTATTGAGATTGCCAAGGTCGATCCGTCAATCATTGGCATGGCTGGCGACATCCTGCTCAACGCTATTCCAACCAGTGCAGCTACCCAGATTGGTGAGCGCAAGCGTCTCCAGATGATGTCACAGGGTCTGATACCGCAGTCGCAGATGACCGAGGAGGAGGTTGCACAGCAGCAGCAGGCAGCAGCACAAGCACAGGGTCAGGGTCAGCAGCAAGACCCAGCGATGTTGTTAGCTCAGGCTGAGATGGCTAAGGCGCAGGCAGAGCAGATGAGGGCGCAGGTCGAGGTGCAGAAGTTGCAACTGGATACCGCCAAGATTCAGCTTGAGGCGCAGAAGATGCAGGCCGGTCTACAAGCAGAGCAGGCATCACTTCAGTTGGATACCTTTAACGCTCAGACACAAAGAATGAATACCCAGATCAAGGCGCAGGAAGCGGGAGCGAAGATTCAGAAGGAAACTGTCCAGACTGAAGGTATTCAGATTGATAACCAGATGAAAGTAGTGAGCGCACTTAATCCGTTCAGGGGTCGCATATGAATCCACTAGAAGGTATGACAATAATTATCCAGCAGGAAGAACCATTCACTGCTAAGACCAACCGAGAGAATCGCGCCAACGTGATTGAGAACTGGAAGTTTGGCCCAGAAGAAACAATCACCGACAACACTGACTACTACCGCATGATGGCTAGGGCGTGGAGCGTAAAGCCAGCCGAGGCTCGAAGGCAGATGTGTGGCAACTGCGAATACTTCAACAACTCCCCTGAAAAACTGGAGATGATGGAAGTAGTGCCTGAAGATGAGTATGACGCTGATGGCGGTGGTCGAGGCTACTGCACCAAGTTCGAGTTCGTCTGCCATAACCTGCGAGTGTGTCAGGCTTGGGAAACTAAGGAAGAGGATGAGGAGTATTAATCATGGCCGAGTCAGCACTGAGAAACCTTAATCAGATATACATGATGGGCATAGGTCAGGGGCCAGTAGCTCCGCGTCCACAGCGTACCAGAGGTCAAGAGTACGCTGATATGCTTGGTGCTGCATCCATACCCATGTCTGCGTTGCCCATTGCTGGCGACATCACAGGACTTGCTGCTGACGCTGCCATGTACTCTGCCTACCCAGAAGAAAGGACGATGGGCAACTACGCTATGTCTGCGCTGGGTGTGCTGCCGTTAGTGCCAGGTGCTGCTGCGTTAAGGGCGGCAAGAGGCACTACAAGCCCGTTAGAGGGTGTAGTAGATGCGCCTCAACAGGCTGTGATGCAAAGGCCGGCAAATCCTGATGACTATGAAATTACATTTCATCGAAGCAATGAGCCGTCAGCATTTACGGTTTTGCCAAGGTATAGGCAGGGGGGCGCTGAGTTTGATGGTGTCTTTGCTGGGCCAAGGGCTGGCATGTATGGCGACTTCACTCATGCGTTTGTTGTCCCAAAAGCAAAAATACTGCGCCATTATGATTTGAAGTATGACGTTCCTTATGAAGACTACCAAAAAGCAGTGAGGGCTGTGCATCCTGAATGGGATGATGAGCAGATTGAACGAGCTTTTGATTATGTGACTGAAGATAAAAACATCATTGATCAAGACCCAGAGGATTATGCAGATTTGTTTAAGGGTGACTCAGCTACAGCAAGCAACTTGGCGCAGGGCTTGCGTGGTGCTGTGGCTAGAAACCTTGGGTACGATGCCGTAGAAATGTTAGACGAAACCGGCACATCATTGCAGATTCTATCTGGTGCGCGATCCATGCCGCTTCCAAAGGACATGACGTTTGATGACGCTACGCGAGAAATCTACGAAAGTTTGAAGAACCCTAAAAATCTTTCCACACCATCACCTAGCCCGTTAGAAGGCGCTATGGATATGTCCACTGAAGCTAGGATGCAAAGGGCGGCAGAGCAGGGGGCAGACCCAAGGACGTTCTATCATGGCGGATCAAGCGATTTCCCAGAATTTAATAATTCTAGGCGAGGAAATTACTTTTCAGACGAGCCTCGAATAGCAGAAATATATGCTAAAAACGCAGAGCGCCGATGGGCGGGTCTTAATAACGCATCGCCTAATATTATGCCTGTAAAGCTTATGGGGAAGCCGTTAAAAGTAAGTGATCAGCGTGATGGCGGCGGTGGCTGGTTGTCAAACAACCTTGCGGATGCTTTAAATGTTGATTTAAACGGTGTTCCAGTAGCAAAAAGAGCGCAGTTTTTAAGAGACGAAGCCAAGAGGCAAGGATATGGTTTCATAGAAATTACTGACATGAGTGACCTAGGAGGCAAGCAGTCCCAGTTTGTTGCATTAGACCCATCCAACATTCGATCAGTCAATGCAGCATTTGACCCAGCTAAGCGCAACTCTGCAAACCTATTGGCTACAGCAGCAGGCGGCACGATTAGTTTGTCAGCACTACGCCAGCTTATGCCACAGGAAGAAGAAAGACCGATTGAATAATTGGCAAAAACCGCCAACTGTTGTCCTTTTTGACGAACAGTGTTAAATTATATAAAGGCCACCAGACCTTTTCTGGGCATCTCACCTTTAAGGGCAAAAACCATGACGCAACCAGCGGACTATGATTTTGATGATTCTCCTGATGAACAAGTGCAGGAGCCAGTTGAAACTAACGAAACTGAAGATCAAGCCGACATTGAAGATGATGTCGAGGATGATTCCGAATCGTCAACGGATAGTGAGGAGACTCACGATAAACCTATCTTTACTGAGAAGCAGCAACGAATCTTTGACGAAGCGATTGGCAAGAAGACGTTTAAGCTCCGAGAGATGGAGCGAGAAGCCGAACAACTGCGAAAGCGCCTAGAAGAAGTTGAGCGTCCTGTAACTCAGTCGCGGCCTAACGTACCGGCTCTGCCTGACCCGTTTGCTCTTTCAGACGAAGAGTATAAGCGGCAAATCATGCACAGAGAGCAGGCACTGATATCCGCTGCTGCCTATGATGCTCGTATGCAAATGCTGCAAAACCAGCAGGCGCAGATCGCTCACCAGGCAGCACAAAAGCAGCAAGAGGTTTTGGTCGAGAAGGTACAAAGCTACGCTCAGAGGGCTAAAACCCTTGGAGTGAAAGCAGAGGAACTTCAGGCAGCAGGGTCGATTGTAGGTCAGTTTGGAATTGAAGATTCATTGGTGCAGTACATCCTAGAGGATGATCACGGCCCACTGATCACAAAGTATCTTTCGCAGAACATTGGTCTTTTAGACAACCTGCGGAACATGCACCCAACCAGAGCTGCGGTCATGATTGCTACCGAGATCAAGTCGAAGGCTACTGCCCTTAAACCAAAGTTTACTAACGCTCCTGATCCAGTTCGCAGACCTCAGCCATCAGGCATACAGGCAAAAGCGAAAGGGCCGAAGGGGGCAACATTTGAATAGGTGAGAAAATGTCCAATAATTTAAGCAGTAACGTAACCCGTAAGGTCGCTCGTGTGTTTCTGGATGCATTTGAAGCATCACGAGTGATCACAAAGACAGTCAACACTCAACTGCTGGCTGACAAGTTTAACCCGTCCTCTGGTAGCACTGTAGACTTTAAGCGTCCACATGACTACAACACCATCCGTACCGCTGGTGGTGACATCTCTGCCTCTACCAAGAGCGCAATCATTGCTGGTAAGGCAACTGGTACTGTACAGAACTACTTCACTGCTGCTACCGAATGGGGCAACGTGGAAGAGGCTCTGGAACTTGACCAACTCGAAGACATCCTTGCTCCGATGGCTCGGCGTATCGTGACCGACCTTGAAGTAGACTTTGCATCGTTCATGCTGAAGAACTCTTCACTGCGTTATGGTACTCACGGCACTGCGGTAGACGCATGGTCTGACGTAGCTGGCGCTGGTGCAACGATGGATGCCATAGGTATCGACCCAAGCACTGAGCGTTTCTACCTGATGAACCCTTTCACTGTAGCAACACTGGCAAGCGCACAGTCTGGCTTGAACAGCGTAGACAGCTTGGTTCGTACAGCGTGGGAAAACGCTCAGATCAGCACTAACTTTGGTGGCCTGCGAGCGTTGAGCGCAACCACAATGGCGAGCTTCACATCAAGCTCTGGTGCAGATCGTGCTGGTACTTTGTCTTCTGCTCCTAACGCAACCTATGTAACTGCTAAGGACACAATGACCCAGTCTCTGGCTGTCACTGCGTTCCAAGCAAACATGGTCGTTAAGGCTGGTGAACTGGTAACCATTGCTAACGTCAACCGTCTGAATCTGGCTACTCGCCAGCCGATGATCAGTGCAACTGGTGCTAACGTAGCGTGGACTGGTGTTGTGACTGCTGATGTGACTCTCGGTGCATCAGGCGAAGGCACACTGGTAGTTGCTGGCCCTGCGATCTACGAGGCCAACGGTCAGTACAACACTGTAACTGCTGCTCCTGCAAGCGGCGCTGTGATTACAATCGTGTCTGCCACAGCAACCCTGTACCAGCCCAACCTGTTCTACGCCAAGCAAGCGTTTGGCATGGGAACTGTTAAGCTGCCGAAACTGTACTCAACTGATACTGTTGCAACTACCTCTGACGGTATGAGCATACGCATCAGCAAGTACTCATCAGGTGATGCTAACAGCCAGAAGATTCGTTTCGACCTTCTGCCTGCTTACGCATGTTTCAACCCGATGATGTCCGGTCAGGGATTTGGAGCGTAGTAAAGCTATAAAGATGGCGCACTCCTGTTAAGTAGTCGGGAGTGCGTTAACTTTAACCAACCTGCTGGTGACCTATGCCAAAAGCAAAAGACTCAAGACTTGCAAGGGCTGGCGTAGAGGGCTTCAACAAGCCAAAGCGCACACCAAGCCATCCAACCAAATCCCATGTTGTTGTTGCTAAAGAAGGCGACACAATTAAAACAATTCGTTTCGGTCAACAAGGCGTAAGTGGTTCACCTAAGAAAGAGGGCGAATCTGACGCAGATAAGGCTAGACGAAAATCATTCATGGCAAGACATCGTGCTAACATAGCAAAAGGCAAAATGTCTGCGGCTTACTGGGCGCAAAAGGAAAAATGGACATGAGTACAAGCATCTGGATTAAACCAAGCGGTGTAGAGTTAGAAGTTGATGAGGGCAGTGCCGAACTTGCTACCAACATGGGCTGGAAGCGCAAAGAGGCGGCACAAGATGTCCCACAGGCAGAAGAGCCGAAGCGCAAGGGTCGGCCAAAGGTGCAGAAATGAAAGGTCTCTACGCGAACATTGCAGCAAAACGCAAACGAATCAAAGAAGGCTCGAAAGAGAAGATGAGAAAGCCTGGCACTGCTGGCGCACCAACGGCCAAGGCATTTAAGACTGCGGCGAAAACTGCAAAACCAAGGTTTGA